AAGTTCTTTGATATTGCAATGCACATGAATGCTTTTACAAAGATTGAGTTTACTGCCGATGATATTGTAAGAAGTTCTTTGGTTAAAGAGTATATCTTGGCCAAATTGAAAATTGAAGATCGTGAATAAAACGAATATAAATATGTTAATACTAACAATTAGATAATAAAAATGACATTGAATGCTTCAGGACCAATTAGCCTTGCTGGTACAACAGCGGGTCAATCTATTCAAATTGAAATTGGTGGTAATGGCACAACTCAAATTAGTCTTAACGATCCAGCAGTTAGAACTTTGGCTGGTATATCTAGTGGCACAATCACTATGCCAACTAATTTTTATAATAAAGATTATAGATTTTCTGCAACGTACCTTCTTGTTGCTGGTGGAGGTGGCGGTTACTATGCTGGCGGTGGTGCCGGTGGATATTTAACAGGCACAGTAACTTTAACACCAGGAACCGTATATACAGTTATAGTAGGCGCTGGTGGTACAGGAGGTGCTTATCCTACTAATGGTGGAGATACTTCTTTTACTGGACTACCTACAGCAGTGGGTGGTGGATATGGAGCTTCTTATGAATTTAATGGAGGTGCTGGTGGTTCAGGAGGAGGTGCTGGTGGTGATGTAGCAACTGGCGGTGCAGCAACTTCTGGACAAGGTTTTAGAGGTGGTGATTCGCCTACTGGCGGGTATCCTTACTACACAGCAGCAGGTGGCGGTGGAGCTGGGGCTGCTGGTACTAGCAACGATATTACATACGCTGGAAATGGTGGTGATGGTTTAGCATCTTCCATTACGGGAACTTCTATATACTACGCTGGTGGAGGTGGTGGTAGTTCTGGTGGTGGCGGTTTTGGTTCTACTGGTTTGGGCGGTGGGTCTACTCCAAATAGAGGTGGCGGCGCTCAAGCTGGCAGTTCTGGTGGATCTGGTGTAGCAATACTGTCTGTACCAACATCTCGATACTCAGGAATTTATACAGGAACAGTTAGCCCTCTTCCATATACATCTGGCGCAAACACTATCATTATATTTACAGGTTCTGGGACATATACAGCATGAGCCACTTTGCAAAAATAGAAAACGGATTAGTTGCTCAAGTCATTGTTGCTGAACAAGACTTTATTGATACTCAAAAAGGTCAATGGGTACAAGCCTCTTACAATACTAGAGCTAACCAACATCCAAAAGGTCGCCAATTGCGTGGTAATTATGCTGGGGTTGGCTATATATACGATGCAGTTAATGATGTATTTTATGCGCCCCAGCCTTATCAAAGTTGGACATTAAACAATCAAACATGGACATGGGAAGCACCATCACCAATGCCTGTAGATGGTAAATTTTACAAATGGAATGAATTAACATTAAATTGGGAAGAAAATTAGTATGAAGTTAAGCTATAAATAAGTATTGACATTGCTCCTTTTTTGTGTTACCATATATCATGACATTTAATTTTTGCCCTCCAAAAGTCCTTGCTGACTTAAAATCCGAAACATTTCCTGATGGTAAGCGATATTACACCTTAGAAGATGGTACCCGTTTACCTTCTGTTACCACAGTTCTTGGTGCTCAAAAGAAACAAGCCATTATGGAATGGCGCAAAAGAGTTGGTGAAGAAGAAGCCAATCGAGTATCAAAGAAAGCTACTTCTCGTGGCACCAATGTTCATACATTATGTGAACGATATTTAAACAACGAATCTTTAGGTAGTGTTATGCCTGATGCCGTGGAAATGTTTCGTTCACTTAAACCACTATTAAATCGTATTGATAATATACACTATCAAGAGTGTGCCTTGTGGTCAAAACAGTTGGGAATGGCGGGTAGGGTCGATTGTATTGGTGAGTTTGATGGTGAGTTATCAGTAATTGATTTTAAAACTTCCAAAAAGATTAAACATATTTCACATATTGAAGATTATTTTTGGCAAACTGCAGCCTACGGAATTATGTACGAAGAACTTATTGGAGTTCCAATTCAACAATTAGTTATCATAATGGCAGTTGAAGATAATCCTCCTTTGCTTTTTATTCAGAAAACGGAGGACCATATACATGGCCTGGTGAAAGCAATTAAGTATTATAAAGAAACGATTTGATGTGATTTGCAAATTGACCTAAACTGTATTCTTTTTTACAATGTAAGCAAGATATAATTTTTTTGTTTATTTCGGGTCTTTTAGAACCTTTTGCAAAAGTATTACCCTTCATAAATTTACTATGATTTTTATTATGTTCTTCAGTTCTGTCATAACTTATTTTTCTACCTTTGTATAATTTTGAATAATATTTTTTAAGTTTTTCTGGACACTTTCGGCCGGATAATCCTTCACCACCATCAGTTTTATTCCTTAATATACCAGTATTGTTGTCTTTTCTACCATACCAGCGAATATATCTTCTTTCTAAAGCAAAAGCACCCATTTCAGTTAAATTGGATTCCATTATTAAGATTTTTGATTTATCTTTTGGTACTGGTATATTTTTATGTGTTGACCAAGCTCTATTGCCTTTTCCTTTACCAATATAGTAAGGTGTGCCATCTGGTCGTAAGTATGCGTAAATGTAGTGATAAATATTCATGCTGATGCTCCTAGAAAGTGTTAGAGTATGTGCGGAGGCCAATCCGGCGACATACACCTATTTATATTAAAAAAATGGTAAAAGCCATCAAATTCTACCAGAATCAAGCTTGACAAATAGACTCCGAGCATATATAATAGGTACATAAATTAAATAAAAAAGGATTTCGCTTATAAAACCACAACTCTGGATCTGATGCAATAAGGATCCCGCCAATATCGCCGGTGACGCTCACCGAACTGTTTAACACTCCAAACTAAAATCAAACTCGCCAATGGAGACCAAGACCAGAACATCGGTCGTAATCAAAAAAAGGAGATATGATGTTCAATATCAACACTAAGAAGTTTAATATATTATCAATCGTTTTAATTGCTGTCACATTAATTTGGACGGCACCTACACTTTCACAAGAATTTGTTAACTCTGTTACACAAAAACAAGTAAGTGAAGATTATAGGAAGCAAGTAGATTGCTTAGCCAAAAACATTTATTATGAAGCAGGTCATGAATCATATGAAGGTAAATTAGCCGTAGCACAAGTTACCATGAATCGTGTAAATGATCCAAAATATCCAAAAGATATTTGTTCGGTTGTTTACCAAAAGACAACGGATCAAAACTTGAGGACTGTTTGCCAATTCTCATGGACCTGTATGGTAAAAGAATTGTTTGTTAAAGATAAGTATGCGTGGGAAGAAGCAAACAATATTGCTAAAAGAGCCTTGACACAACCTGTTTTACATGATAGAATTGCTGAATCAAACGCATTATATTACCATGCCGTTTATGTTAACCCTGGTTGGAATAAAACCAAAGTTGTTATGAAAATAGGTAACCACATTTTTTATAGTAAGATTTAATATGCCAACCCGTGAAGAAATAAAACAATTTAGTATGATGATTGAACAGATGGCCATAGAGAAACGCCTTGGTCTTATGGATGCCATCTGTCATCATTGCAAAGAAACAGGATTAGAAATTGAAGTGGCTGCCAGTTTAATATCATCAGCACTCAAAGCAAGAATTCGTGATGAAGCACAAGAATTAAATTTATTGAAAAAGACTTCTAGACTACCAATATGACCGAGAATACAGGCTATGCAGCTTTTACGCTTTACAATTCACTCAAACTACACTTTACTAGCAAATCTTATTGTTACTTTAAATATCATGGCAAAACCAATGTGAGTTCAGTAACATTCCTCAAACGTAAAGACAAATATACATTCTACAAACTAAGCAGGAAGTATTCGTTGGATGAATTGAGGGATTTCTATGTTGCCAACTTTCTAGAAGGTGATAAGTGGGTTGGTGATATGGTTAAGGATGGTGAAGAGGTATATAAAAAGTGGCAAAAAATTCAACAAAGATTGACTTATACTTTCGAAAGTGATATAATGTACCTGTTGAATAATAGTGGTTCTCCTGAAGAAAACTTGGAAGTAAAACCAAATTGTTATCCAGTATTAATGCATCTGGTACAATTAAAACAAGTATCATTAGAAACCCTTGTTATACTAAATGATATTATGAATTTCTTTCCGATGTGGAGTAAGAAAATTGATGATGATATTATTTGGCCAGATTTTAAAATGAAATGTGTGAAGTATACACCTTTCTTAAATTATGATAAAGTGAAGTTTAAAGCAATATTGAAAGAAAAGATTAAAGAATATGCCTGAAGTTAAAATTACAAAGATTTATTTAGATATGGATGGTGTGGTGGCTGATTTCTATAAGCGTTATATTCATTTATATAATGTAGTACCATCAGAAGTATCTAAAAAAGAATTCGATTTACACTTTGCTGATTTTATTTTGACCAGACAATTTCAAACATTAGAGTTGATGCCTGGTGCAATAGAATTAATTGAGTTTCTTAGAGGTCTAGATGTGCCTACAGAAATTCTTTCCTCGACCTCCAATGAGAATAGGCACACAGATATCTCGGAACAAAAATTAAAATGGTTGGAAAACCACCAGATTGATTTTAAACCAAATTTGGTACCAGGTAAAAGATTGAAGAAAGCTTACGCTAGTCCGACCAGTATTTTGATTGATGATACACCACAGAATATTGATCAATGGCGTCAACAAGGTGGTATTGGTATATTACATGAAAATGTTACAACAACTTTAGGTATACTTAAAATGTATGTTTAATGTATTTTCATTATAAATAGGTGTAGGTCACGGAATTGGCGTTCCCACCTACTCTAATATTGTAAAGGAATATCAGCATGGTTATATATTCAATCTATAAAGCCACCAACAAAATAAATGGTAAGTCTTATATCGGTTTTGATTCGAAATGGCCAAACAGAAAACAAAAACATCTGAATAAATCGTTTAAAGAAAACGACAACCATTATAATTCAAAATTTCATAGAGCAATAAGAAAACATGGCCTAGATAATTTTGAATGGGAAATATTATATCAATCAAAGTATGGTAAATATTGCTTAGATGAAATGGAAACATATTTTATAAATCATTATGATACTTTTAATAATGGTTATAATATGACTTTAGGTGGCCAAGGTTCATTAGGTATAGTTCAATCGGAAGAAACTAGATTGAAAAGAAGTAATTCTTTAAAAGGTCAAATACCTTGGTGTAAAGGCATAAAAATAAATCACACTAAAGAAAACTTAAAGAAATTTTCAGAAAATGCCAAAAGACTTTTCACGGGACAAATACCTTGGAACAAAGGAAAAACACTAGAAAGAAAATCGTGTGTTCATTGTTGTAAGGTGGTAGACTGTGCGAATATGAAGAGATGGCATGGCGATAGATGTAAAATGGCAAATATATAGTATATGGCTTGATATTTTATTTTTATTATGTTATACTATTGTCTGTAGTTGATTATGAGAAGTTTGTGGATAATCCGTTAATAAAATTTATATTCCGTTTATACGAAAGAAAGGACATAATATGTCAAGTTTTGCAAACTTAAAAAGAGAATCTGGTAATTTATCAAAATTATCCAAAGCAATCGAAGCATTAAACACATCAACCGAGGGTGGTCCAGAGAAGTCGGATAATTTTTGGAAATGTGAGACCGACAAGGTTGGTAACGGTATGGCTGTAATTCGTTTTCTTCCCGCAGCTGAAAAAGATGGTGATGATGGTTTACCTTGGGTTAAAATCTTTTCACATGGTTTCCAGGGACCTGGTGGATGGCTGATTGACAACTGTTTGACAACCAAGAATCAACAATGTCCAGTATGTGAACACAATTCTACTTTGTGGAATTCTGGCATTGAAGCTAACAAAGATGTAGTTCGTAAACAAAAGCGTAAGTTGAATTACATCGCTAACGTTTATATCGTTTCTGATCCTAAGCATCCAGAAAACGAAGGTAAAATCAAGTTGTTCAAGTTCGGTAAAAAGATTTTCGATAAGATTTCTGAATCTATGAACCCGGCCTTCAGCGATGAACAAGCAATCAATCCATTTGATATGTGGAAAGGTGCTAACTTCAAGTTGAAGATTCGTAAGGTTGAAGGTTATCAGAACTATGATAAGTCTGAATTTGATTCTCCATCTGCATTATCAGAAGATGATACCAAGTTGGAACAGATTTGGAAAGATTCTTTCTCACTCTCAGAATTGACTGGTGACAAAGAATTTAAATCATATGATGCTCTAAAAGGTCGTTTAGACAAGGTACTCGGTTTGAATGGTGAAGCACCACGCACAACCGTAGAACAAGTTAAAGCAAAAGAGTTTGCTGCACCTAAGAAACAGGCAGAAGATTCACCTTTTAAAGATGATACATCCGATGAGGATGATTTGAGTTATTTCAGTAAGTTAGCTGAAGAAGATTAATTCTTCTAAATAGTAGTAACACACCCACCATGCCTCTTAACAATGCACACTTTGGTGGGTTTTTTATTGGTTAAAC